ATCGATTAGTTCTCCATTAATTAATTTCATGATTAGATCTATTTCTTCTTCTTCTAATCTTAGATCCCCATTACGGCTCCAAAGTCTTTCTTCTACATCCCAATCAAATTCAGGAATTTCATAGCCAGCGAATATCATATATTTATATAATTGCTTTACTACCATAATCATTAAATAATTAAATGACCCAAGTAGATCATACTTAATAACAAAATTATTAGGACGTGGATTAAATTTACTAATAAATCCATTATCATCAAATTCTAATAATGCACCAAATGAGAATAAGATGGATCTAGAATCAAATCCTGGAATATTATCTTTCATTAATTTAAGCATATGGTTTAATATATTTAGTTTATAAATTTTATTATAATCATCATCAAAATCATATAAAGTAAATGGAATTAAAGATGTTTCTTTTTTATTAAAGATATTACCTTTTAGAATATCATCCCAAGTAATATCTAAAGTTGTTTTTGGCTCTATTGCACTTAATGTAGATACATCAATTTTAGGTGCATCCACTTTAGTTACATCTACAACTAATTCACTATCAAGATATTTAATAATATCATCAAGATTTTCAATATCTTCTTTATAATAAGTAAAATAGTCATCTTCAGTCTCAATGCATAAGTCGCCATCAGCCGCACTATAAGATTTGATTTCAGATAATCTAATTCTTTCCGTTCCTAATTTTACAAACTTCTCCATTTTTTTCTCCTTCTTTTAAATCACTTTAGTTAAGCATAAATAAAATATTAGACCTAGAATCACAAATGCTTCGATAATAACTGCCCACATTAAATAATCGGCAATCTTATCTTGAGATTTTGTCTTATCTTGGAATGTAGATAATTTCACATACTCATTTTCTAATTTATTATTAATCAAAACAGACCATCTACTTAAACTATTAACCCTATTATTGACTTCATAAATTCTTTCATTTAAATTATTCAATTCCTTTTCAGCAGATTCTTTTAATGCTAAAAGATTACTAGCAGTTTTATATGAAGCTTCTCTAATTAATTCAATAGCCGCATCACTTTTATCAATTGAATCTTTAAGATCTTTAATATCACTACCAATACTGGTAGTTAGATCACTAAATTCAGTATTGATAGTTCTTTGTAGTTTTTCCATTTTAATATATTCCTTCCTATTTGGTAGTAAGTAAATATGTACATACGATAGCAATAATAGACATTCCAATCATTCCCTCTAATACGATGACCATGTATGCATGTTTGAAATATTTTTCCATTTGCATCATTTCACCTTCTTTATCCATTACTTGCTGTTTTAATCGCGCTACTTCGACATTTAGATCTTTAATTATTTCTTCTCTAACATCGATAAGTTCAATTGTTTCATTTTTTGAATCTTCTTTCATATTAACCTCCTAATAAAATTAAATTACGTATTTCATATCTATAATATATACCTAAAAAGAAAATCACTAAGAGACTTAATCCCTTAGTAAAACCTATTTAAATTATTGTCTAAAACATGTTAGTAAATTAATCTATACTGCTGCAGGAGAAACTGATTATGTTTATTAAAGATATGACTACCGCTGTAAATGAAACATACTTTGGTAAGTCTAAAGAATTAGAAATTATTGAAAAATCATTTGATAAAGCTATACAATCTAAAGATAAAATAGATGCCTCATCGTTAGGTATTGTAGCAAAACAACTACAAAAGAAATTTGGATTTGATAATGTATCAATTGGTATTGATAAAACTCCAGGTCTAAATGCATATACATATATTGATATTGCAGATATTAAGAAAATGAAAATCAAAACATCTGAAGGATATAAGGCACTACCTGGAAATACTTGTAGTATTCTCGTAGTATTTTCTCCAGCAATGTTAAGTGGTGTCCTATCTGGTAAAGAATTGACTGCTATTACGCTTCATGAAATTGGTCACCAATTTGCATCTAAGAGAATTTTAAATAGTAGCTCGTTAAGATATATGGCTAGCTATATTAGAGGACTCTCTGAGTTAGATAAAATTATTAGAATTGCATCTCAAGAAACAAATTCTATTGCAGATATGTTTATGATGATTCGCAGAGTAATATCTAAACTTACAGAAGATGCAGTATTTGCAATTAAATATGTAATTAATACATTGATTCTGCTTAAAGATATTCTTAAAACTCCAACTTTAAAAGATACATATAATCTTATTGGGGATAGTTCTAAATCCAATAGAATAATGAACTATATTAAGAATTTTGATAAAGTTAAAAAACCTATAAAAGTTCATGATCTAGAAGAAGAAATGGCAGATAGCTTTGCTACCATCTATGGGTATGGTCCAGAATTAGCTTCTGCTTTAACTAAGATTGAAGCGTCCGATATCGATGAAGAATTTGACCCATATGATAACTCTTTCTATAATTTATATATCTATATTCCAATATATACTTTATTATCTTATATTTGTACATCTGACTCTGGTATTGCTATTCAAACTAGCCGACGAGTGTATGCGCAACTTCTCACATTGAGAAAAGAAATGAATGATATCAATACTGATGCTAAAACTAAGAAACGTATTCTAGCAGATATCGATGAACTAGAAAAAGTATATGGTAAATATATTGATGAACGTATAGAAGCTGCAGAAAGAAATAAAGTCAAATCTGCTACTGATAGATATAATGAAGAATTCTGGAATAGAGTTCTAACTAATAAGAGAGATAATGAATTATTCTCTTATAATAAACTCGGTGAATTACTTAAATAAAATAAACCCCCAAGGTAGTTTAACTACCTTGGGGATCATTTTTTGTATAGCATCCGAATTGAGAGAACTGTAGAGTAATTAATATTTTCACAAAGGAGAATTTGTGTATAAAAATAGTTTGCTACTGCTATACAAAACTTCAAACTACCTATGTGTTAGTATTTTAATAATTTATTATTAAAAATTACAAAAAAATAAAACACCCCATAGGAATTTATCCTATGGGGTATTATTTCTTAGTCTACATTTCTAATCAGTAAAGATTTTACAACTACATCTCTACCATCAATGCATTTAGTACCAGCTGAGATAGAACTTCCAATAGGAACTTCGGATACATTAACTTCCTTAACTCCTTTTTCAGTTACTAACTTAATGATATCATTGTTATTCACGATATGAATATTAACAATATTATCAGTCTTAGCTAGCTTAACTACAGAACTACCAGCTTTAGCTCGTTGACTTGTAGGTAATGCTGCAATACTGAATTTATTCAAATAACCATTTCTAGTTACTACAATAACATCAGTTACATCTTTGCCTGCAACTAAACACATGCCATCTACATATTCAACAGTCTTACTACCAATGGATCTTACACCTCTAGCAGAACGTCGAACTAATGGGATATCTTTAGCAGAGAATCTTAAAGCTTTCTTATCAGAGAAGACAACTACATCTAAAGCATCCCCACCGACAACTATATTCTTAACAAAGTCATTTGCATCTAACTTAGTATAGAATATACCACTTGCAGTTAATGAAGTGAAATCATCCAATTCCATCTTCTTAATAAAGCCATTATGGGTTAATACCATAATATACATAGCTTGTTTAGAATCTGCAATTTGTTTGATTGCTTCTTCTTGATAGATAGCAATTACATTAGCTGTAATCTTTTTATTCAAGAATCTGATATCAGTACCAGCATTAGATTTATCTGACAATGGAATCTTATGAACTGGATAAGAATAACACTTACCTCCAGCATCGAATAGAATTACATTATCAGTATTATTAATCTTAATAACCAATTTAGGATTATCACCTTTAACTGCTTTGATAGGATCGTTCAATCCTACCTTTCTAACAAAGTTAGATTCAGTAATGATAACCTTAAATTCGCCTTCTGGAATATCAGAAGCTTCAGCTTGGCTGATAACTCGAGTATTACGTTTCTTACCATATTTAAGTTTATATTCTTTAAGCTCTTGCTTAATTTCTTCATTAAGCTCGTGCTCATTACGAATCTTATTAATATATAAGTCACGCATTTGTTCAAGATTCTTAGCTCGTTCAATATATCTAGCTAAGTTATGCTTAGATAGATATTTTAATGGAGCATTGATAATTGTCTTAGCTTGAAGATCAGTAATCTTGAATTTCTTAACCATATCATTTATCAACTCTTCATCATTACCAGTTGATTTCTTGATACGATTAATAATTGTATCAATCTCGCCACTAGACATGACTCTGATATATGCATCATATTGATGATAATCAGTCATTGTCTTTTGTAGAAGATTATAATACAATCTAAGCTTTGTTACTTTACGGAAATCAATGAATCGTAATAAATATTCTTTATATCCCATGTGAACAATTCTTCGTTCACATACGACTTCAAGATTTACACGACAAGATCTTTCCATTGGAGTATATTTAAAGATTGTATCTTTGACAAACTTAGGATCAGCCCCAGGTTTCAATACAATAATACATTCCAACTTATGATCACCATCAGAGTTTTCATAAATATTATGAATTTGAGTGAGAATATTCTTCTCCATCAATTCTTCAATCTTCTCAGTTACAGTATTTAGATATACTAAATCTGGAAGACTATGAATAAACAAAGCTTGTTTACCTTGGAATTCCCCAATATCAATTCGACCACGAACTTTGTAATTACCAAATCCAGAATTGGAAATGGCTGCAAAGTCAGTATCAATAATATCGCATTCCATTGGAGAATCAGGAATTAATACTACTTTAGCATTTGGATTATCAATAAGCTTAATTGTAGCATCAATAACTTCATTGATATTATGCTTAGGAATTTCTACTTTGAAACCCACACTAATACCAAATGAACCATTAATCAAAAGCATTGGTAAATTAGGAGCTAAATATTCTGGAACTTTAAGGGTTCCACTATAGTTATCTTCCCAATCCACTACTTGATTAGATTCTTTTAAATCACCGATAACGGCATCAATTGTAAACTTAGCAAGTTTAGCTTCAGTGTAACGCATAGCCGATGGATTATCGCCTTGGAAGTTACCAAAGTTACCTTGCTTATCAATCAAAGGAATATTATTTTCAAACCAGTTAGTCATTGGTTTCATAGACCCATAGATGGATGTATCACCATGAGGATGATATTTATCCATTACAGTACCTACAATTGAAGAAGACTTAACTGTCTTAGTACCTTTGATATCATTATACATTGCATAAATAATTTTACGTTGAACAGATTTGAATCCATCTCGGAAATCTGGTACAACGCGATATAATGCAGAGTATACTGAGTATAATCTCATATCATCAGTATATTGCTCTAACATATTTACGTCTATTTCTCTACCCACAGTGGTATCCTCCTTACTTACTTAGTTGTTGACGTATCAGTGAAATTTTAGTTCCCACTTATACCTGCATCAAGAGGAATAAAAGGCTATATAGCAGAACTATATAGCCTTGGGTAAATTAACGACTTTTTTCAATGATAATACGATTGATCTTAGTAATATTCATTTGAGCATTATAAGAAGTCAAAACGTATGCAATCTTATCTTCAAGACCTTCAATTACATCTTTGAAAGTTTCATAGATATCAACAGTGATCGTATTGGTTTCTTTATTATATTCAACAAAGTTACCTACGATTACATTACCTTTAGATTCTAGATCGTTATTAACATCACTGCGTAAAGCGAATATATTAACATTGATAAGTTTTAGAACGTCACTTCCCAAAACATCAATCATCTTTTCCTTAGTAGATTCATCCATTTTAGGATTGAATTTTACTGGTACTTCGATACGTACATTGTTGAATTTTGGTTTGTTTGTTCTGCGTTGGTTTCTCATGATTTACCTCTTTTTAAATATTAAATAGTTGTGGAGCCGATTCCGCCATTACGAGTTTTCTTTGGATATTCGACATCATTATCTGTTGTTAAATATTTCAAGAAAATACCTTGAGCGAAATGTTTACCGGCTTCTATAGTTAATACCTTATCGGAGTTATTCTTAACTCCAATAATGATATTACCATCATTATCTTCATTGTCTACATAGTCAGCATCAATAACTCCGATAGTGGATTTAATCTGCATATCGTAATTATATCCGAAAGAGCTACGTGGTGCAATGAATAATACTTCATCTGGATTCATGTATGCTTTAAAGTAAGTTGGAATGATTGCAGATTCCCCTGGACCAATTACATAGGTATTTGGTGCAAAGAAATCATAACCAGCAGAATGATCAGTGCTTCGATGAGGAAATACGAAAGTTAGATCTTCACTAAAATCAATAAACTTATCTTTCACCATTTCAAACTTTCTCATTCTTTTTCCTTTCTTGGAGCAATAAGCGAAGACAACACAAAGGTTGCTCTATAATCTGTACCAAATGAATTATAATTTCTAGCAAGCTCTAAGCAATTAACTTTGGAGTTTGCTTTATATAAGAAATATCTGTACATATTTCCATCAAATTGCCAGAATAGAATTGGAATCTTTTGAGTATAAACTACATCAGGTAAAAATAAGCGATGATCTGCATTTAGAGCAATCACTTCTTCTCCATTTAAGATAGATCTATAACCAAAGTTTTCAATAGCAAATATATTTTGTTGCTTTAAGAAATCTATAGTAATCAATCCAGTATTGATCAAAGGATCTAAGTTATTACTTTCATAGATTTCATTCCATACAATATCTGATGGATCAGAATAAACTGATAATATATACAGATAGAGGCAAATGCATGCCATACTTGGGTTAGGATATGATTGCTTTTCAGCTATCAAATCTACACCAAGATTATAATCTCTCTTTAAGATCTTATAATGTAAAATGAATGATGTAGCTCTTCCCTTATCATAGTACGTTTCTATTTCAGGGAACATCCGCATCAAGTCTTCTGTATTTTCATGGCCATCAATCCAAATAACTTTCTTACTACGTTGAATAATAGTACGAACTCGCTCAATAGATTTAGGGTCATTAGCAAAGAATCCTATACCAAGAATTACTACTGTTTCTTTAGTATCTAGAATCTTTAGAATGTCGCTTCTAGAGTAGCGATATGGTACCAACTTTACATTGGTACCATCATCCCACGCTAGATGTTTACGATTGTTATAAATGATATTGGCCGCAAACATGCAGTCATGATTATCTTGGTAATAAATAATCATTGTTCTTACCTACTTCTTCTCTCTCAAAAAATAGTTAGAATACATATTGAGTTACATCTACATCCTTCATGAGTTGAAGTTTGTCATCCTCAATATCTTTCATCTTATCAAGTTCATATTTAATATCTTCTAAAGTATATCGGATTAGAACCCGATTACCTTTATCACTAGGATCTAGTGTAGAATTGAATAGCTGATCGCCATTCATTTCACCAAGACCTTTATAACGTGTTACAGATGGTGGACTAACTTTATTAAATTCTTCCATCAAGCCATATAAAGATACTATATTACCATCTACTAAGAATTCATTAGGAGACTTAGCAATATATCCTAAGACATACTTACAAGCATCTATCAATGTTTCACTAAAGTAGATTGTTTGGTACTTAGAATCAACTAAACCTTCAATACCAGTCTTTGTTACTTTCAAGAATGGATATTGAGATTCAATTATCTTCTTAAATTCTTTTGAATCGAATGCTACTTTGTTACTATAAAGAACTAAGATCTTTTCTAGCAACTTAACATCGATTGCAAAGGAGTTAGCAACTGCATCAATGTCTCTGATGTAGTTAGTATTACGATCAAGTAATTTAATTACATCAGATTCAGTCAATTTAGTTTTATTAGCTAGTTCTAACTTATGAATCTTGAAAAATTCTTTTTGGAGATATTTATTATACTCAGTTCTATCTGTAAAGTACTTGATCTTACCATTGATCTTAGCACCATATAAAGGAGGAACTGTAGCATATAATCTACCAGCAGTAATTAATGGTTGCATGTATAATAAGAAGAACTTCAATAGAAGACTTCTGATATGTGCACCATCTGGATCGGCATCTGTAGCGATTATGATCTTTTCCCATTTACATTTTTCAATATTAAATGAACGACCAAAGCCAGCACCGATAATAGCAGTAATTGCCGCAACTTCTTCATTAGCCGCAACCTTCTCTCTTGTAGCGGCCATAGCATTAACAATCTTACCTCGAATAGGGAATAGACCTTGACGAGTATTATCACGATTGTTTTTAGCTGGACCTACGGCGGAATCACCTTCCATGATGAATAGTTCTAAGTTCTTCTTACCAGTTGGTTTAATAAATTTCTTAGGCAAACCAGTGATAGTAGAAACTTGTTTTGCTTTTACTTTAACACGTTCATTTTCAGATCGTGTTCTGATTTCTGCAATTTCTTTAAAATACTTACAAATCTTTTGGAGATCATTATTATTCTTCTTAGCCCAATCTTCTAGACTAGCAATAGTAAGATCTCTTACAAAAGGCACCAAGTCGGCATTCGAAATTATCTCTTTAGACTGACCAGTAAACTCTGGAGTCATATGAGAACAAGTAACGATTGCCTTAAGGCCAACTCGAACATCGCTGTTTGTAATATTTAACTTGCTCTTTTCAGACAAGTAGAATTTGTTCATATATTCTCTAAAGAATTTAGACATACCGGAAAGGAAGCCTTCTACATGAGTACCATCTCGTGTAGGACAGAAGTTCCCGTATGACTTAATGATTTCATTATCATTATCAGAATCAAACGTAAAAGCAATCTCTGCTTTCATCATTTTATCATTACGTAATGCACCAAATCTAATTGGAGCGATGATTGGCTTCTTCATAATAGAAATAAGACCATCCATCAAACCATCTTTATTGATGATTACATCTTTGACTACTCCACCATCACGTTTTTTACCGATGAAGTTAATCTTAGCCCCTTGTTTAAGTAATGGAGTCAATGCGCTGATTAGATGCAATACATCTTCACAAGTTACAGTAGTTTCACCCATTACATCTACAATTGGACTGAAAGTTATCTGTGTTCCTTGGCGTCCTTTTTCATCAGGAAGCTTGGTTACTTTAGCAGTTTTTGGGTCGCCCCAATGGAATTCAACTCGTTTACCTTTACCTAAGATATAGGAGTCAACGATAAAGAATTCTGCACAAGCATTTGTTACTTTAGCACCTACACCATGTCGACCAGATGAGAATTCACCAGGTTTCTTATTATAGTTAGATGAAGTATGTTGTGAACTGAATACACGAATTAGAGAATCATGTGGAATACCACGGCCATTATCTTTAACCAT